TCTCCGCAAGAGATTCGCTGAGATGTTCCAAGACATGCTTAAAACTCAGCTCATCCTCAAGGGAGTAATTGCTCCAGAGGATTGGGAAGACATGAAGGAGCACATCCAATATGACTTCCTCTTTGATAATCACTTCAATGAACTAAAAGAAATTGAAATGATGAATCAAAGAATGATGACTGTTACTCAGATGGATCCTTTTGTTGGTAAATATTTCTCTACAGAATACATCCGTCGTAATATCTTAGGTCAAACTGACAAAGATATTAAAGAAATTGATAAGCAAATGAGAAGCGATATCAATTCTGGTCTAGCAATCGATCCTGTAGAAGTCAATGTTCTTGACCAGATGCAACAACAAAATGCTGCGCTTGCTCCTGAGATTCAAGGAATGCAAGCAGACGATGCGGCAGAAAGAGCAGAGATTGCTGCTGATTCTGCAATGGAAAGAGAAGTGGAAAAACAGAAGTCCGCGCCTCAACCATCTGCAAATACTAAATAAATTATACTGAACTTATTATCATGGCAGAAAAAACAGAAGTAAACGATTTCCAAGGCGAAGTTGATATCGTAAATCAAATTAGCGATAACAACAGAGCATCGGCAATCGATGCTATCCACGACATGCTGTTTGCTAAAGCATCTGATGCTATGGCAGACTATAAAAAGATTGTAGCAAATACATTCTTCGACGAACCCACAGAGGAACCAACAGATGAAACTGATAACGGAACAGATTGAAGACGTTAAAGTCCTCACTGAGGAAAAAGACGGAAAGAAAGTCCTTTATATTGAGGGCGTTTTTCTTCAGTCTGAACTAACAAATCGCAATGGTCGTATGTATCCCTTCGAAGTTCTTAACCGCGAGGTTGAGAGATACAACGAAGAGTACGTAAAGACTAAGCGTGCTTTGGGAGAACTCGGACATCCTGATGGTCCTACTATCAATCTCGATAGAGTGTCTCATAGAATTACAGATCTCCGCGCAGAAGGTCATAACTTCATGGGCAAGGCACAGATTCTTGATACACCCATGGGCAAGATTGCAAAGTCTCTTCTAGGAGAAGGTGTACAACTTGGCGTTTCTTCTCGTGGTATGGGAAGCATTGAAAAGCGAGAAGACATTTCGGTTGTACGAGATGACTTTATGCTAACAACTGCTGCTGATATTGTAGCAGATCCATCCGCACCTGATGCATTTGTTAATGGCATCATGGAAGGCAAAGAGTGGGTCTGGGACAACGGTATTTTAAAGGAACGCGAAGTTGCTAAATACCAACGTTATATCGATGGCGCGTCGCGTCGCGATATGGAGGAAAGGACGCTCAAAGTTTTTGAGCATTTCCTTTCAAATCTTTGATTTAATAAATACTCTTAGAATAATTATACGGAAATTACGAGGTAAACTCAAATGTCAGATATGCTAAACGAAAAGTTTGAGGAGTTCGTTACCGAGCAAAAGGTGATCGTAGAAGCTGGCGACCCAATGCCAACAGTTTCTGCCAACGTTATCCCTGGCACTGGTAGTGATCCCTCCCAGGTTTCTGATCCACAAACCGCTAAGGCGGGTGGTAAAGATCCACAACCAACCGTCGCTCCTAGCGTCGCTCCTGGACAATCTGCTCCAGCAGACCTAGGCGGTTCGACTTCTGGTCCTCTTCATGACAACGATGAAGATGGTGAAGAAAACCCTGGAGCAAAGGCTGCTGCTCCTATCTCCCAAGATACGAGTGTCACCTCGACATCTGGCAAACCAGGACATGATCCTATGCCAAGCGTTGGTGCTGAAGTAGCATACGGCACTAAGATGGGTAGCGCAGTTACCTATCCCATCAAACCATCGATGGAAGAACTCGATGTTTCCGCTGACGTTGCCGCTCTAGTAGAAGGCACAGAACTCTCTGAAGAGTTCGCTGAGAAAGCAAAGACCATTTTTGAGGCTGCTGTCAAAGCGAAAATCTCTGAAGAGTATGACAGACTTGTAGAACACTTTGCAACCGAACTTGATAAGCAACTCACCGAAGCTAAGAGTGAGATGGCTGAAGAAGTCAACGGCACTGTGAACTACGCCATCGGTCAATGGATGGAGCAAAACCAAGTTGCTATTGACCGTGGAATCAGAAATGAGATCACTGAAGACTTCATCGCAGGTCTCAAGGGTCTCTTTGAAGAGCACTACATTGCTATCCCCGACGAGAAGGTCGATGTGGTAGAAGGTATGGCTCAATCAATTCGTGAAATGGAAGAGCGCCTTGACGAACAGGTCAAAGCTAATGTGAAATTACAATCCCGTCTTAATGAGACTGCAAAAACAAACATTCTGAACACTGTTTCGGAAGGACTCGCAGATACTCAGAAAGAAAAACTCGCAGCACTCGCAGAGGGTGTTGAGTTTGTTTCCGAGGAGGAATTCTCTAGAAAGGTTAAGACCATCAAAGAGTCTTACTTCAAGGAAGCAGCTGCACCTCAAAGTGAGGTTGCTGATGAAACCCCAGTAGAGGGTGCAGAGGAAGTATCCCCAGCAATGGCGAACTATCTTCAGGCACTCAACCGCTGGTCTAAATGATCCAATTATAACTTTTTCAAACGGAGCTAAAAATGTTTAACGCACAAGCTCTAACAGAAAAGTGGTCTCCTGTTCTTGGTCACGAAGGTGCTGGCACCATCAAAGACAATTATAGAAAGGCAGTTACCGCAGTTCTGTTAGAAAATACCGAAAAATCCATGCGCGAAGAGCGCGGTATGATCACTGAGGCATCCAACACCGTTGGTGCTATTGGTGCTAACGCACTGTCGGGTAACGGCACTGCTACCGAAACTGGTGGTCTTGCAGGTTTCGATCCTGTAATGATCTCCCTAATCCGTCGTGCAATGCCTAACCTCGTTGCATACGACATCTGTGGCGTTCAACCAATGAGCGGTCCTACTGGACTAATCTTTGCGATGAAGTCGCACTATCAAGAAGAAGGTTCTGCACTACGTGGCGGTCCTGAGGCACTCTACAACGAGCCTGACAGCAGCTTCTCTGCTACTTCTCCTGCTACCGCAACCAACGGTATCCCCGACTACGACCAGACCAATGCAGCTGGTGGCGATGACACCCACCCCCGTGGTGACGGTGGCACAACCGATGCTAACCCTGGTCTTCTTAACGACGGTGGTACTTACGAGCGCGGCGAGACTGGCGTAGCAAGAAACGTTGCTGAAACTCTTGGTGCATCTGGAACTCTATTCAACGAAATGAGCTTCAGCATCGAGAAGACCGCCGTTACTGCTAAGACTAGAGCACTCAAAGCAGAGTACACCCTAGAACTAGCACAAGACCTCAAGGCGATCCATGGTCTTGACGCTGAGCAAGAACTCGCTAACCTACTTTCTAGCGAGATCCTTGCTGAAATCAACCGCGAAGTCGTCCGTACCGTCTACACCGTTGCTAAGCCTGGTGCTCAGAACAACGTTGCTAACGGTGGTATCTTCGACCTCGACGTTGACTCCAACGGTCGCTGGTCGGTTGAGAAGTTCAAGGGACTTATGTTCCAGATCGAAAGAGATGCTAACGCAATTGCACAGCAAACTCGTAGAGGAAAGGGCAACTTCATCATCACTTCTGCTGATGTTGCTTCTGCACTCGCTATGTCTGGCACCCTCGACTATTCCTCTGGTCTAACTGGCGCTGGTGGTCCTTCCATCGGTGAAGTCGATGACACTGGAAACCTCCTCGTCGGCACCATGAACGGCAGAATCAAGGTCTTCGTTGATCCTTATTCCGCAAACGTATCCAACAGCCACTACTACGTAGTTGGTTATAAGGGTTCTTCCCCTTATGACAGTGGACTCTTCTACTGCCCATACGTACCCCTCCAGATGCTACGCAGCATCGACCCTGCGACCTTCCAGCCTAAGATTGGCTTTAAGACTCGCTACGGTATGGTTGCAAACCCATTCGTCGTTCAGGCAAATGGCACCCCTGATGCAGAAACTCTTACTGCATCCCGTAACCAGTATTACAGAAGAGTTCTTGTCAAGAACCTTATGTGATCTACTGTCACGATATCAACACTGGGGGGCAGACGCCCCCCTTTTTTTATGCTTAAATAGTTAAAGCATCTGTAAATATATGCCTCGTGGAAGACTGGACAAGGTTGACATTCTCGCAAGAGTCTATAAGATGAAGACAGCACTATATGACGGGCAACATTCCGACAAGTCAGGAGACTGGCATGATGGACACCACGCTGCCCTTAACAAGGTGCTAGACGCCATCAACGAATACGGTTCATGAATCAATCCTCACTAGTATTACTACTGTGTTTATCGCCGCTAGCAGCGGTGTTCATTGTAATGAAACTAGCAATATGGTTTACCGAAACAATCTCTTTTAGAGCTGAGACAGAAAAACTAAAGCGTATGCAGCATGGTCCCTATGAATTTTGGGATGATGAAGAGGAGGAGGATGACAAATGGACCTAGACAAACTTTATCAAGAAATTATCAAAATGAAGAATGCGACTTTGATGGAAGAACCATGCCCTTTTTACGAACCAGAGTGGGAAGATGTCACAGATTCAGCAAAAGATTGGGAAGATTTTTGGTACAACGAAGACCGACCCACCAGTAACGAAAGCGGAAGTTCAGGAGATGATTGATGCTGCCATACGAAAGCATAATCGTAACGCTTCAATTATCTCTATGTGTGTTGGGTGGGTTGTTCTTGCACTTTTTGCTGAGGGTCTGCTTCGACTTATTGGAGTGATACCACCTTTACTGCCATGGTTGAACATCACATTATAGAATGGATAGGGACAGCATTACTGTTCTTCTTTGGGATTACTATGATCTGTCAAGGTCATGCTATCTTTCATGGTAAATATGGGTATAGGCATACGGAACGTGATAAGAAACGTTCTGCGGATATTCGGAAACAACTGGAAGAAA